AGCCTGTTGATAAGGGTTCATATATCTTGCAGTCATGTCAGCTGTAACAGGACCCGCACCAGCTCTCAAAGCGGATTCAACCCCGCCAAGTGTTTGACCAGCTGTTCCTAAAGTCTGACCACCTGATTGAATATAAGGCATAAAAGCACCTAGACCTGCTTCAGCCTGTTTTCTTGCTGCATCTTGTAGTCCTGTTAGTCCTGCCACCTGTTGTGTGGGTAAGGTCATACCTTGATCGGCTAATTCTTTTGCAGATTTTAGTAAACCAATTCTATAAGCTTCTATTTCAGGGTTTTCACCAACCTGCTGTATGACGGTTTCTGTTGCCATTATGCCATCGCCTTTCCACGTTGTTCTAGATTACGCATGACACCATACATATTACTTATACCTTTGTTCATGTCTCCACCACCTAGACCTTTTACAGCATCGGTAGTCATCACAAATTCTCCAGGCATTAGCATGGCTCTTACGCTATCTTTATTTGGTATACCTTCATCAGGCATAATACCACCTACTCGTCTTGGAAATATCTCACCACCTTCGGCGGCTGTTTGAAAAGGTGTTTTAGAAAACAAATATGGATTATACTCAAAACCATAACTTGTAGGCGAGGTGGTAGCCCCCGTAGATCCTGTCACAGCTAAATCTCTTACATCATACTGATCGGGATTTTCTTTATATACGTCCAATCCTGTTCTTACAGGGTCACCCTCTTCTTCTTCAGGCACATCAAACATACCACCAGCTGCGCCAGCTGCCGTGGCTAAGGCTAAACTAGGACCTACTTTTCGTAAAAAACTTGGGTTTAATTCTTTTTTGGCTAGGTCCATAGCTTGTTTAGACCCTAACGTATAACCTTCTGCCAAAGCCTCTTTTTGAAGTTGACCCGCTTTTGCGAATAATTCTGGTTGAGTAGCATCTGTGCCAAACATAAAATCACTAGCTTTGCTACCATACCCTTTTAGTTGCTCAAACATGCTTGGTGGTTTTCCTTCAAAAGCAACTTGTCTTGGTTTCACACCAAACTTAGCAGCTTCATCAGCAGAAGCAAGTGTATCACTACTCTCTGGAATAACTTTTGTTTCTTCACTGAACAAGTCTCTAATATTAGGTTGTGCGGTACCCTGTAATGGATCAAAGTTACCTTGAAACGCTGCTTTTACACTAGAAGTGCCTGTTCCTATATCAGTTGCGATATTATCAAGAAATCCTGAAGGGCCTGTTTTAGGGCCAGAAAGTCCTGCAGTCACAGCTCCTGTAGCACCGCCTAATACAGCAGATTTAAAAGCATCTTTCACACTACCGCCTTGAACTAAAGTTCCAATACCTGCACCAAGTGCACCTGACATAACTGTGCCTAATCCTGGGGCAAAGTAATTAATGGCCATAGGAATAATTAATGGAGCCGCCTTCTTTAAAGCCTTGCCTACTCCTTTAGCTATCTTACTTACTGACTTAAATATTTTTTTAAAGAAGAACTCTGGTAATCCTGTCGTTGGGTTTACACTATTTTTACTTTGACCAACAACATATCTCTCAGGATCTTCTACACCTAATTCTTTTAAATGTTTAAAAATGCTTTCTTTTAATTCTGGGTTCTTCTCAATCAAGGCCCGTGGGACGATGAGCTCGCCTGTTTCAACGTGAGCCACGGTGTCATCACCATAACGACCAAAGTTAGCCATCTTCTTGCCAACATCCGAAAACTGAGCAATACCGTTAGTACCAAACTGCTCTTTAAGCTCTTCGGCCTCCAGTTGCTCTATCTGCTCATCGGTCATTACAAAGTCCGCAATGCCGCCTGCAGGTATCTCTTCTTTTTTAAGCGCTTGGTCCATGTTTCATAGTCTACCTTAAATAATAAGTTTGTTCAATACTATATCCGTGATAATGCACTCGTTGTTACTCTTGTCTTTGATAGTTCTTGTATACTAGCTACAAGATGTAATCTATTAGCAGTTGCCGCCGTTGCTTTCAATATCTCGCCACTTTCTAAAATTAAATCTCTTGTTAGTAATTCTATGGATGTATTCGCAGCCACAGACTTGACTTGAAACAAACTAAATACATCACTGCCACTGGTTAGTGTCAAGGTTATTGTATCAGAACTACCCGAATCATTTGACACTATTATAGAACTAACAACAGACGCATTAAAGTCTGCATCACTGGGTGCAGTATATAAAACAGTTACATCGGTTGTTGTTAAATCCAACTTAGCGTTTGTTAAACCTTGTATATATTGAGGAATACTGGTTATTAACATTATCGTCTACCATCCTCTCGTATATCAACTCTTGGCGTACCTAACTTATATTTTGTACCCAACGATGTAGAATCTATCCTTAAAGAAAAAGATCGACCTCGCAATCTATAATCTAATTTTTCTGTAAATTGTTCAACAGGACTTGTAGAAGATCTTTGGGCCGTGTTTTGTGTTGTTTGGTTAAAGTTAGCCCCAGGGTTGTTTCTAGATTTCATGGTAAAAGACACGTCAGGGTTTACACTAGTTGAACCATCAAAGGTAATATCAGGTATCACTCTTTTAAGAAAAATAAATTTGTCTCCATCTCCCGCCCCAATAGAAGCAGATTCAATAAAAGAAGTCATAGCGGACCCGTCATCATCAAATCCAACCTCGTGGTTATACAACAACGAACCACCTGTGGCTTGTGGTAGGTTTCTAATACCTCTATCAAGCCATGCTTGTCTTGCAAGTGTCCCATAATACCAAATTTTTTCTAAATAGTTGTACGCAACATATTTATCTATTTCTGTTCCAGCAGATGAAGGATAAAACCATAATATTTCACTGAACTCTGAGTTTAATCCTACATGTACTTTATCACGCTCTGCAAAATTAAAATCTAAAAATACTTTGTCCTTTACAGTGCAGGGCAGTTGTATTGTTTGACCATTAGAGTATACATAAAAAGTGTCTACACCCATCCAAAACACCGCATCTTCAACAGCTATCGCAGAAAACGGGCTCATAATGGTAATATTCTTAGATAGTTCCTGCAAGCCAAAAGTAAAAGGAGGGCCTATAAATTTCATGGCGTGTAGTGTTTTGTTAGTAAAACATAATATTTGTTGTTTTGTTTCAACCGCTTGAACAAAAGTCGATCCACCACCTAGTCTTAAATCACCTGCTGTATTTGTAGCCGTTGGAAAGAAATCAACTGGGTTTTCTTGGGATGAAAAACGTATCAACAAAGGATCTTGTACTCCATTGCCTTGTGTGGCGGACGAATTTGCACCCAATCCATCACATCCAAAAGCAATCACATGTCTGTCTTGATCCGATACAAGAACTTGTTTTGCTATTGTTGGCACACTTGTTTCACCTTGATACGTGCTTGTCGCACTAAGTTCTATAGCTCTATTACTTAAACCATTTGTTTTATCCCAATAAAATATACCACTATCTCTTGGATTAATAATTATATCTTCTCCAAAATTATCATGTGACCATAATCTAATCTGTGCTCCAGGAGTCGTAACACTTGCTGCATTACCCCATCCAACAAAGTCATTGGCAGAATCTGCATTACCTACGACTAATCTTACAAGTGTGTTGTCATCATGAGTCACGGCATCCGTACCACTATGTCCACGAGCTACGGTCATTGTATTGTCATCCGTGGTTGCCGATACAAGCATAAGTTCGTTGTCTACAAGTATAACATCATTTGCTGTATTCATACCAGTTTCGTCATCCACATCAACGGCCGTCTCACTATTGTCTAAGGCTTCGTTAAGTTGTGTTGCTAAAGCACCAGAGGTTGTACCACTCCATTGTCCAGCACCCCAACCAGTTCCACCAACTGTTACGTCTAATCCTACATTTAGTTGATATGTACCAACAATACTTCCACCACCATTGCCACTATCCGAAGCATTAGCTGCTACGCTTGATGTGATTGTATAAGAATTAGAACTTATTAATGACGCTATTTGAAATTCTGCATTAAGTATCGTAGCCGTAATTGTACCACCTAAACTAACTGCACCAGAGAATGTTACAAAGTCTTTTTCATTAGCACCATGTGCTGGATCTGTAACTGTTATTGTGGTTGATCCGTTTGTAGCTGCAAAGGTAACATCGCCTGCTGATGTAGTATTTCGTATGGGTGTAATGTCGTTAAATGTCTGACCTTCTTCTATATAATATTTAAGATGTGTACCAATACCCATAAAATCAGAACCATCAAGAGCCACCCAATTATGTAAACGTCTTGCTGATCCTTCATAAGTATTAGAACTATATCTTTCCCAGCCACCAAATTTTTCTGGAAAACCAAATCTAAATCTTACTTTGTCCCCATCAATAAAGCCACCTTCATTACTGTACGATGTAAT